CAGTAGAGGTACGACGGATCGTTGCCCGCGGTGTCGATGAAGAAGCGCGCCTGCTCGATCATGTTTCCCGGGCGCAGGAAGTGGTACGCGCCCCACAGAAAGCCGCGCTCGATGAACTCCCGGCGGCGGGGCTCGTAGTCGTCATCCACGAAGTAATCGCTCTCGGTGGCCTTGTGGATGATCCCCCAAATTCCGGCTTCCTTGATCGCATCGTAGTCGGTGATCGAATTGTGGTGGCTCAGATCGAGCACCCGTCGATTGATCGTTGCCATCGTACTACTCCATCGTGAACGTGTACTTGTTCAGGATCTCGGTCATCACCGGCTCGATCGCTGTCATGATCTCGGTGACGACCTCTTCGGCGGTGACCGTGTCCGGGTCGGGCGGCAGGATCACGCCCTTGGCGAGCGCCTTCCACGTGTCCGGCCCGATGACCCCATCGACGGTGAGATCGCTTTCGCGCTGAAACTCGCGGGTGGCGGTGTCGGTGGCCGGACCGAAGTCTCCGTCCACGTCGAGCACCGGCGTTGCGCCGTTGGCATTGAGCAGCTTCTGCGCAATCCCGACCCACCGCCCGGTATCGCCCTTTTCGAGCATCGGCGGCTTGACCGGCACCGGCGGCCGGTAGCCGGGCGGCCAGACCGCGCCGAGCAGACCGGACGTGTACGTTGCGACGTTCACCATGTCGCTTTGGTTTCCGCCGCGACACTTCCACGCGCCCGAGCTGGTGATCTCTTCCAGCAGCGTGACGTGGCCGCCGCCTTCTCTCGTGAAGATCATCACGCAGCCCGGCGTCGGCTCGATCGGGAAGCCCCAATCGATCCACGCCTGCGCCCAAAGGAATTTGTCGGTGTCGGTCGGGCCGAACACCGGCCGGATATCGTTCTCCGACATGCAATAGGCGACGGTCAGACCGCACCACGGAGTCGAGTCGTGCTGGTACTGATCGCAGTACGACTCCATCTCTGGAAAATTCTGTGCGATCGACTCGGCCATACCGACGATCTTCGGGTTGTCGGCTTCGCCGGGCACTTCGGTCCATCCGCTGATCGCCCTCATGGTCGATAGCCACGGTGGCGTGCTCGAAGCGGGCACCTTCAACTTCGGCAAGTGTCCTAATCTCGATACGGGCATGGCTTGCGCCTCCCTCGGTTTGGTTTTCGGTTTAGGCTTGCGCTTGGGCGGCTTGCGTTTCGACGCCATAGATCACTCCGTTGGTACCGGCGGCAGCGGCGCGGACGCGATTTCAGGCGGCTTGGGGATCGGCAACGGGATCTCGGTGCTGCTGACGCTCTTCGGCAAGCAGCGTTCAATGAGCATATCCATCCGCTGACCGGCTCCTGCCCGCAGCTCATGCAGGAACCAACCACCTGTCGCGATGAAGATGATGTTCAGGACTATCAGGCCGAGCAGAACCGGCTGCTGACCCAAGCCTTGCACGACCTCGCTTGCAGTCTGCCCTGCGGCTTGGATCATGGTGCTCGGTGGTTTGTGCTCTTCGCTCATTCTACGACTCCTTGCACGGGGCAGACTTCCGGATTCCACGCCGCCATGTAGTGGCGCGATCGGACGTAAGCGCTGATCGCCTGCTGCGTACCGGTCCGCGCCCGCGCAGGCTGGTCGGCCTCGTCCCTCATCCAGACATCGAAGAGCTGTTCCATCCGTTTGGTCAGCGCGTTGTCGAGGCCGACGAGCGTCAGCCCACGAACCTTGTCGCGCATCTCGCCGGACATGCAGGTGATCTTCGCTTTCGGCTCGGCATCGACATCATTGATGACGACCCACCCGAACATCAGGGCCGTGACCGAGACGATCGTGAGGAAGACGTTCCTGATCGCACGCGCTTGGCGCACGCTGGTCACCAACATGGTTCAATGGGTCGATGCTTGTTTAGCGCGGCGGCCAGCGGCGAGGCCGCACGTTGACCGTGGTCGGCTTGGCGCGCGTCGGCACCGGCGGACGCGTCTTCTGTTGCCGCCGGACGTTGATCCGCCGCCAGACGCTGGCGATCACCCGGCGCGTTTCCTCACAGGCTCGGCAAGCCATGGCCTACCTCTTCTTCTTGGCCTTCTTCGTTTCCGGTGCGGTTGCTTCCGTCGCTTCCGGTGCAGTGCCGCTCTCCAGCGCCTGCACCCGCGCGTCCAGCTCCTTGACGGCATTCAAGAGCGCGAAGATCAGCGGCGTGGTGTCCATGACCCGCAGGTCGCCGATCAGTGCGCCGTCGATGTAGCCAGATATTTTCCTGACCAGCTCGGGAAGCGCCTGCTCGGTATCCTGCGCAATCAGACCGACGAATTCCCTGCCTGCCACGGCTGGTTGATAGTTGGGCGAATTTTTGTACGGCACTTCGCCCTGCGGGATTTCGAGCGTGTCGTTGCCCTTGTACGTGTAGACGACCGGCTGCAGCTCCCGCAGCTCGACCATGCCGTGCTGGTATTCGCCGGTGACGGTCTTGACGCGCTCGTCGGAAGGAGCCGACCAGCTTCCGCCACCCGGCTTCACGCCGTCACCGGAGACCGCGAGGACGCCGCTGGCGTTGACGCTGAACAGGATTGCCCCGGCGTAATCGAAGTACTCCAGCCTGCCGGTGCCGATGACCCACTGCAGGCCCCAATCGTTGAAGCGCATCTGGTAGGAAAACGGCGCGGTGGTGCCAGCGACTTGCAGCCCGAAGCAGTTGGTCGTCAGTTGTGGCGACGATGCCGCGGCCTGATTGAGCGTGATCGGTCCTGCGGATGCGTGGAGCTGCCCGCCGACAGTGACCGCCCCGGTGATCGTGACCGGGTAGTTGAAGGTGATCGCGCCGGTGCTGCGCACGACCTTCATGACATCGAGGCCGAGTGGTGCCCCGGCATCGGTGTAGCGATTGATGGTGAAGTCAGATCCAGTATTCCCGCCGCTCTCGACCGCGGCATCGCCGAATTGAACGATCCAGCGATTGAGCCCGGTGGCATCGCGGCCCCGGATTCCTCGGCTCTGATTTTGCCCACCGCCGAACGGCGCTTGCAGCGAGATTCGCGGCGTTGCCTTGTCGATCGTCAGATCGCCGGTGATCGTCCCTCCGTTGAACCCGGATGGCCCGGTTGGGCCGATTGGTCCCTGCGGTCCCGTTGCGCCCTGCGGTCCGGTCGGCCCGGTTGCTCCGATCTGCCCCGGCTCGCCGGTGACCCCGATCGCCCACTCGGCATATTCGCCAGCGCCAAACATGAGATCGACATCGATCGTCAGCCGCCGCTCGTTGCTGAGCCATTCGGTGACGACGCCTTCCATCCAGACATCGCTAACGCCGACCGCGCTGGCGCGCACCCGCTGGCCGACGACAAACACCCGGCCGAGTTCATTGATGATGAATGCTTTGGCCCCGATCTCGACCATGACCGGCGTGGTGCTGGTACCTCCTACCATTGGCCCCGGCGTGCCGTACGGCGCGGCAATGCCAATAGCTGACGGCACCAGCAGACCGTCACCGGCAACCGCCGGGTTGCGGGAAACAGTCGCGATACTGAGGATCGTCATGCTTCCGGTCCTTGCACGACAATGCGCTTGTTCACCGGCTTCTTGGTAACCCCTTCGAGAATGACCAGCTCGATCTGCGCGATCGCGCGGGTGAACTCGCCGTCCATGCCGACGATATCGGCGACGTACTTCCCGGCCTTCTTGTCCTTCATGTCGGCTAAGGGAACCTGAATGATCAGGAAGCCGGTATCGGGCGCGTCGCCGATCATCAGCGTGCCGTTGGCGGTCGAGGCGGCGAGGATCACTTCCACGTCGTCCGGCGTGCGACGAACCTCCATCTCGAAATCGATCCCGGTAAGATCGAGCTGTGGTTGTGGATCTTCATCGACATCGATCACGAACTTGATGCTGTCGATCCAGTCCTCGTTGTTGCCGGTCTCGATCACCAGCGAGCACAACGGCATGGCGAGCAGGTTGGACATTCGTTAGTCCTCGGACGACGCCTCGGCCTCTGGCTCCGGTGCCGCTTTCTTCTTGAATTGTTGCTGCACCGGCGGCTCCAGCTCGAAATCCCGCCAGTTTTCGACCAAGAACATTCGCCCTTCTGTGCCGGACCCCATCTCCAGCGGTTTGACGAACACCGCCTGATCCGCAACGTAAAGCACGGTCATTCCTATACCGTGAGCATCGTCTGGAACGACGGCTCCCAGCGGATAGGTTGCGCCTACTCGCGGATTGATATCGGTGATCGTCGCAGCGTAGACGTACACTTTCATGCCACTCTCCTAGTAAATTCGGATCAGCGACCCGAAATTGCCGACCACGCCGGTCGCTGGAGTCGTTGTGGTCCACGTGTTGCCGACCGAGCTGTTGATGGTGATGGAAGAAATGTCGGTCGCGTTGATATCGAAATAAGAACCACTGTTGTTGATGACGCCATTTTGGTTCTTCAGCAGTGCGGTGCTACCTGCCCACGCCGACAGTCCATTCCAGAGATTCCTCATGCTCTCGTTGTTCTGGTAGAGATAGAGCATCGAGCCGACACCGGACTGCATCCCGTCCTGCGCATTGCCGTACGCCCCACAATCGTAGAGCGACATTGTGCTGCCGCCGTAGCAGTAGAAGCCGCTGCCCCAACTGTTGGCCGAAAAGCATTTGCTGCAGTCGAGAGTGCCCTGCGCGACCGCGAACGCATTGTAGCCACCGCCCCACACGCTGACGCCGTCGCAGATCATGCCGCAGCCATGCTCCGGACCGATCGCACCGAGCGTGCCAGATATGCCGCCATAGGAGTTCGCGCCGGTGATCAGAATATTCTTGATGGTGATCTTGCCGGGGCCGGTGTGGTTGATTGCCACCAGTCCGGACCCGCCGGTCAGGATTGACGCCGCGTTGGTGAACTGGATCTCGGTGCCGTAGCGACCGCGCAGCATCGCGAGATTGTTGCTGGTGTCGCTCGGATTGCCGGTCTTGTAGAAGTCATTCTTGGTCGGCAGCGCCCCGTTCATCGTGCCTTCGACTACGATGCGATCGGCATTGGTGTGATATGTCGTGAACGGCGTGAAGATTTTCGGGTTTGGGGCTGCCGCGCCCGCCAGCTTGATCGTCACCGTGATGTTGGGCGGAATGCGCTTGCGGCCGAGATTTCTGAAAGCGTTGTCGAGGTCGGTATTATTGGCGACGTTGATCGTGCAATTCGCGGTGATCGTGATGTTGGGCGAGATCCAGAATTGCGTGCCGTCGTAGATGAACAAGCACGTATCGCCTGCTACCACATCGGATGGCAGCAGCGCCCCGCCGCCCTGCGCAAACACCGGCCGCGCGCCCAAGCCGTTGATATTGAGCGTGGTCGGCCCGGTGTTGGTGTTGTTGATCTTGATCAGGATCGCCAGACCGGCGGCCAGCGAGATTGCTGGCGCACCGGCGGGTGGTGAATAGCTGACCGTCACGGTGTTCGCCGCACCGGAATCGACCGCGTACGGAATGTAAACGAAGTAGTTATTGGTGGTGCCAGCGCCGCCGGTGCCGCCGAAATTGATCAAGATGAAGCTGGTGCCGTCGTAGACCAGCTCGGCCAGACCGCCAGCGGTGAGATCGCCAGCCGAGAGCTGCGATCCATTCGGACGCTTGACCTGCGCGCTCCCGGCACCGGCATTGATGGTGACCGCGCCAGTGTTGGTGACCTTGATCTTGACGCGCAGCGGCAGGCCGACCGTGTAGCTGGTGATCGGTGGAGCGAACGAGCATGAGATGGTGTTGGCCGACCCGGTGTCTTCCGCATAATTCATCCGCTGCGAGCGGATCGATTTCGCCACCTGTTCGAGATCGGTATCGCTGGGCGTGACGAAACTTCTGGTGATGATCGCGACCAGCTCGCGCATCGGGTGCTCGAACGCGGCAGCAGGCGGAATGCTGCCCTGCCGTCCGATCGACGGATCGCCATTGATGTAGGGCGCGTTCGGATCGGAGATGCCGTAGGGCTGCACGTATTTCATGGCTTCAGTCCCGTCGTTGATAGGTTTAGATTTACAGCCAGCCGTTCGCCGGAACGGTCAGGGAGCCCGGCTCGCACACCGATGAAACCCAATGATCAGATGCCGGGCTCCCGCTACGGCGTACCCTGCATGGGTCCACCGAACGCCATCTGCGAGAAGTCCATGATGAGGTCGGTGTGTGCGGGCTTCCACCGATTGAGCAGGCACTCCAACTCTTCGGGAACGGCGAACTCAAGGTGATGATCGACGCCCGCCTGTCCCGAGCCCGCGCGGAACCATCGCAGGCCAACCGTGCCGGGGCGGATGTACCAGTAGAAACGCTGCTCGGGCGGGCCGATGTACCAGCGGAAATTCTGGTTCTTGGTCGGATCTTGCGTCGGCCGCGTGTCGCCGACCTGCGAGATCCCGGCCATGAACGGCGCGTACTCGCCGAAGTCCGCGATCTCGATATCCTCGTAGCCGACCCACTCCATCACCTTCTTGTAGTATTCGCGCGACTGGCCGCCGAGCCACGTCATCACCATGACGAGCATCTTGCGACGCGATTCGATATCGGTGGTGGACGGGAAGCATGGATCGGGCAGGCCCCATGCGCGCTCCCACTCGGGAAGCAGCTCGGTGGTCAGACGCGGATCGCTCTCGCGTTCCAGAAGGTCGGCGGCGCGGCCATCGACATATTCCCAAAACCACGCGAGGCCGCGGCAGACGCCGTAGATGGTCGAGCCGGGCGAGCGGGACCATATCTTGCCGCGCGGCAGAAGATCGACGAATGCGTCGGTGTAGTCCTCGCCGTAGCGACGGATGTGCCGATCGCGTTCAATGACGACTGGCGTCTGGTTATGTGCCATAGACGATATCGCCGAGCACGGCCATGTGCCCGGGGCTCGGCATCACGTCATCGGCCGATGTTGGGAATGAGAACGACACCACGTTGGGCGATTCCATGATCGCGCAGTATTTCCATGCCGCGTAGATCGTCTGGCCGGGCTTGGCCTTGTCGAACAGCATCTGCTCGATCGAGTTCTTGATCTCGGCCTTCACCGCGTCGGTGCTCGGATTAAGGTTGTTGATCAGAATGTCGATGCGCTGTTTGAGCGGTGCCACGACGAAGAAGTCCTTCACGGCCACCGGACGCTGCGTGTCGATGTACTCTGCGACCGTCTCGCAATCGCTCTCGAACGGGAAGCCGTCGTTGTCGGCGCGCAGCTCGTCCATCATGAAGCGCACGGTGACGGTGCCGATTCCCATCTCCAGCGGCTCGCACCACGCGCGGGTGACGCCCGGCACCGCCTTCGCCCATCGCACGTAGTCGTGCGCGGCACCGCCCTGCGGCGGCTGGCGGATGCGCTCCAGAACCCGGATGCGCAGGTCGTCGTCGCTCTCTTCATCGACGCCGCCGTCCACATCGATCGCCACCGCGGTGCCGTCCACCCCGGCGACGGTGGTGGAGATCGCCAGCGAATCGCCGGGGACGAGGTTGCCGATGACCCCGGGATCGAGCGCGCGGATCTCGCCCGGGGTCGGCACCTGACCCGACGCCACCACAAACTCTTGGATGGTCTCGTACTCGACGTTGCCGTGGATCAGCCGCGTCCCGGCCGGAACGATGATGCCGCCGTCGATGCTGGTGAAGGTGGCGGTCCCTTGCGCCAAGGTGGCGACCTTGCGGCCGGTGCTGCCATCGGAATTGACCAGCCAGATATCGCCGTGCCGATCGAGCCATTCGGTCTCGGCGGTGTCAGGCAAGAGCTGCAGCGACAGCCAGTCGATGTACTGCAAAACCAAGTGGCAGAGCGCGCCCTGATTGTCGGACATGACGCGCAGCACCGAGTTCGGGATCGCTGCGTCAGCGCCCGGCAACGATCCGCGGATCTGGTCACGAACCAGCTCACGAACTTGGGTAAGAGTTGGGGTTGCCCATGGCATGGCCGATCATTCCATTATGTCTTCCCACAGGATCTGATAGCGCAGCTCGATCTCGATATCCGGACCGCGGTACATCCGGATCAGTGCGTCGATGCGTTCCTGATTGACGCG